CTTGGTGCCCATCATGCTGAAGGTGACACCAACCTTTGCGTTCAGCGGGGAACTGATCGCCATTTTGCTGACGCGGCAGCCGTGATAGCAGTAATCGACGCCGATGTCCGTGTGACGCTCCAGGATCGCGAATGAGCGTTCCACCTTACCGATCTTCAGAACGTTGGCCGTCCAGGTGCCTTGCATGGCGGCCTGGATTAAGTCGTCGAAGCTGGAGAACGACAGCTCGACGGCAATGTCACCGGCCACGCTGTAGGTGCCGCCACGACTTGGCGGACGCTGGCGGGACTGATTCATTTCCGCCGTGTCGATCTGGTTGATGTTCGGGGTCAGGCCTGCGCTGACGAAGCGAATCGGCTTCCAGGCGGGAGTAGCAGGCACAGCGCCCGCCACCTCTTCGACGTAGTAATACTGAACGGCCGAGCCGTTGGCTAACTTGCCCATTTAGGGATCTCCTATAACGAAAAAACCCGCTCAATGGGCGGGGTGCGGGTCTTGCTGGGGAAGCGAATCAGGCGTTCGGAAAGATCCAGGCCGTGTAATAAACGAGGATGCTCACGCCAGTCCAGACAGCCTCGGGCGTGATCTTGGATCGCTCAGCCTTGCGGATGTGCACGCGCTGGCCCTGATACTCGAGGCCGAGCCCGGGTGCGTAGAAGCTCAGCGCCTTGTCGGCGTCGGCGAGGATTGGCCCGGTGCCGGCGTTGTTCGGGTGGTAGATATCGATCTGCAGATAACCACTGCGCTCGACCGGGTTCACGCCGCCGAACGCAGCCGGCTCGCGACCGGTTGGCATATCCGTGAGCCGGGCCCAGGCTTGACCGGTTACTGGCGTGAAGGTCTTGCCTTCCCAGGCCGTCTTGGCCGCTGGGTACAGATTGCTCGCCAAATAGGCAGCAACCAACGCGCCGTTGATTTTGGTCTCGCTCATACGCGGTTCTTCCTGGCTTGCTCGTCAATCAGCCTCTGGAAACGGTCAACGTTGCGATGGACCATGCCCTGAGGCGCCTGCTTCGAGGTCCCATTTTCAAGGTCTACGATGTATGGGAGGTTGTTTGCCAGCATCGTCTCCTGGCCAGCACCCTTGGGAGTATTGGCTACCGCTTCCGCAATTGAGGCTGAAGCACCATCCCTTTCAATTTGATTGGTGGCCGGCTGCCCTACTGTGGTTTGCCAGTTGCCTCGAGCGCGCCCGGTGTCGACCGGGGTGTCATTGATCACCGCATTGAATAGAGCAATGGTCGTGCCGCGAGTGATTTCGTCATGCGCTTTTGAGGTTTTGTCGGCGAATCGCTTGATGTCGTCTGCAAAACTCATCAGCGCCTCCCGTGCAGCTCGTAGACCAGTGGTGTGCCGGCCGGATTGGTGGACTTGATATTGACGATCGTCCACGTCAGGCCATCAGCCAGAATGGCGGTCGTCATCATCGGCGGCCACTCCAAGCCTTTGGCGGCGAGCATGATCTTCTTGTCGCCCTGCTGAACCAGCGAGCCAGCAGCGTTGATGATGCCGGCCTCCTGCACTGTGTAATCCAATAGGATCACCTGGCCGGGCTGGGTTAGCGTCACGGGTTCGGAGTCGATACCGGTGACCGGGTCATATTCGCCCGCGGTCACTTCGGTCAGCGTTGCGGTCTGGCCAAATCGCTCAATCAGCCGCAAAGCAGTGGCGGCCATGCGGTCGTAGAAAGCGCTCATGCTCAGGCCCTTATGGCGAACAGCCCTCGTCGGGCAAGGTAATCGGCGAACTGGGTCGCGCTGGGGCGATCAGGTGCGGCCGGCAGCAGGTAGCCACTGTTGTTGCTGGCCTCTGCATACTGCACGTCGACCGCGCCCTCTACACGCTCACGGATCACGGCACCGGTTCGCTGTGATGGTGGGTCGATGTCGTCGGCGTGGATCTCAACCGCCAACGCCATCTGTCCGTATTCGATGCGGGCCGGAATGTAGGTCGGAGAAAGGATCTCGCCATCTACTTGAGCGCCGCGCCGCGGCCAGGGCAATGCCTGGGCCGAGCTCGACTTATTGCCCTTCCAGGTCAAAGCCATCATCTGGACAGCAGTGCGGCGCAGCAGTGCTTCCTGTTCTGGCTCGGTTGCAGGGATGGTGCGGCCGAACTTGACCGCGTACATCGCCAGGCTTTCGGCCGTCGCGAAGCTTTCGGCATCTGGCTTGCCGGTGCCGTCTTCGATGATGAGCATGCGTTACTCCGTATCGGTCAGTCGTTCAGACCCGGCACCTGCCAGTTCCTTGGTATCAGGCTTGGCAGATTTCTTTTCCTTTGATGCCTTGGTCACGACCACTTCGACTTCGGCGGCCTTGTAAGCATCAACCACTGAGGGCCACTCGCCTACCACGGTGACCTTGGTCACACCCGACTCTGGCCGCTCGAAGTATTCGGGATTACGGTAGCGCTTATCCGGATCAAAGTCCGTGCTCTGCGCAGAGTAAGTCAGTTCCATGAAATCCTCCAAGGCGGCCCATCGCTGAGCCACCGTGTTTGGGGCTGACTGTTAGGTCAGATTGATCAGAACGCCGGCAGTGACCTTGTCGCTGGTCGCGTACTTGGTCCAGTTGGCACCGGTGCCGATGGCGGCCAGGCTTGGGTTGATGCCGCCAACCGCGTCAGCCCAGCTGTAGCCGAGCAGGTCCAGGTTGAATGTACCCTCGGCGCGGAAGCCCATCGCCAAGTTTTCCTGGTTGTTGATCGGGTAAGACCGGAACCCCGGAGCTTGGGACTCGGTGATTTTGATCGCGCCCGCCTGCAAGCCGAAGATGGTGTCGGCTGGAATGGTGTCGGACACCAGTACCGGCTTGCCCATGGTGCCTGGCTGGCCGCCGTAGATTACGACGCCTGCCTCTTCGTAGATCTTGTCGGTGATGGCCTGATCGACCATATCGAAATAGGTCGCCGAGTCCATAGTCCACATCGCGATGCGGCCGAAGCGATCACCGAACTTACGCATGCCCTTGGTCAGCGCCTTCTTGCCGTCAGTGGCAAAGCTGGCAGCCGCGACCATGTTGGCGTTTGCACCGATAGCTGCCTTCAAGGCGGCCATGGCGTACTGGATATAGCCTTCCAGCACAGCGTCGGCGTAATCCATGCCGACCAGTTCGGAAAACTCTTCCGGAGAGCGAGCGCGGCGCTTGAAAGCCTCTTCGGTGGTTTCATAAGGACCGTATTTGAACGGCACCTTTACGCCGACCACTTCGCCTGCGCCGATCTTCTGGCCGACAACGGCCGCGACCGAATTCACATCACGGTGAGCGATCGCGCCGCCGAGCTTGTAGAAAGCACGCTTGCGCAGGTCGCCTTCGATCAGTTCGTTATCCAGCACGATAGCGCCGCCGGACGAGCCGTTGAACACGTCGATGACATCTTGGATACGCTCCAGGTAGGCGGTTTGGGCAAGGTCGTTATAAACGATCATGTCCGAGTTTGCGGTAGTCGCCATGTGTTACTCCGTTATTTGGGCAATTTCAGGTAGGCGTCCTGGCCGTTCTTCGTGAGGAATTCACGTTTCTGAACGGAGGACATTTCGGAGCGCTTCAATGCGGCATTACCGCCACCCCCGCCCGGGGCATTGGTCCCTGAAGCCCTTGGCCACAGATGAGGTGCGCTTTCGCGCAAGGATTCAGCCCACTCCAGAGGAGACAGTGGGGTTTTGCCGTCTTTGCCGAGGATGGCCTGGCCATCTTTGTCGACAGCGACAGCTTCGCCTTCTTCATTCAGCGAAAACTGGCCTTTGGCGCGAAGGATCAGATCGTCCGTCGCCTCAGGCAGCGCGCCGGCCTTGATGGCGGCAGCGCGGATGGAGTCGCCGAGCACCTTGTCTCGGAACTTGCTGGCGAAGGCGTCGGACTTATCTGCACGGGCCTTCTCGCCAGCCAACTGCTTCTCGAAGTCACCGCGCAGGCGCTCTGTGCGCTTGCCGAAGACCTCGTCGATCTTGCCCTCGGTCAGCAGCTTGGTTTCTTCGTCCTGTCCGGCCTTAGCCAGCAGGCTCTTCACTGCATCGATGTTCAGGCCTTCGAACTGGCTTTCGAACTGAGTGATGCGGCCGGTGGCATCCTTCAGCTTCCCCAGCAGTTCCTTGTTTTTGTTGCTCAGCCCGGCAACGGATGCTTCGGCGGCAGTCGCGATAGCGGCCTTGATTGCCGGGTTTTCCAGGTCGATTTCGTTTTCTTCTGCCACTTGGTGCACCCCTTGGGTTTGGTCGGCCCGCTTTGCAGGCGTAAAAAAACCCCGCCGAAGCGAGGTCTTGGTTTTGACAATAGTTTTATCAGCTCATTTCGAAACTGGCCTTGAGTGCTTTCAAGTTATCCCCGGTATATGGGCGATGCTTATAGGTCTCATTAACGACTGACGTAATCGAACCGTCTCTTACAGCTTCTTCAAGCCAGTTGTACGCAAGAACGAGATCAAGAATGCAGGTCAAATCGGTATCTACAAGCCTCCCGCCCTGATAGGCGTTTTCTGTCAGTTGATGAATCGCATTACGACTATCGTTGATGGATTGGGGGCCGCTTTCATCGTCGAGAGCAGATCTGAAGTTACTCACTACGACACTGAATTCTTTTACCGTTAAATTGGAAAGCATCGCAGCGTCTCCTTGGCGGCTTACGCTCTCAACTTAACAGGCCTGCCCTCTCAAACGCCAGCGGCTCGATAGCCTTAAGCTGTTCCAGGGTCAGAGGTTTAAATCGTCGATCAAGCTGCAGCGCCGAGAAGCGCTGAATGGAAAGCCCGCCATCACGGAACAGCTTGCCCCGTGCCTTGCCGATAGTCTGGTCCTGAAACGATGCAGGCTGTTTGGCGAGCCAGTCGTAGTACGTGATCCCTGCATCGACATAACCGTCTTTGCTGGACCGCGTAGCGCCCTCTTTGAGGAAGTCGAAACGGCTATCCAGCTCGGCAACAGTCGTGGACCGGCATCGGATGTGCGCCGGCGGCATCGGGCCGTTACCCATGCTGAACACCCGACCATCGAGCGACCGGCAGGTCTGGGTCGTCCGGCTGTCGAGGGTCGCAACCCAGCGGTAACCGGTGACAACATCACGGTTTGCGTTCCAGGTCTCGAAACGCGCCACGTTCGATACGTGCTGAACAGCGGTTCGTACGATGGCGTCGGCGTTTCTGGAGTTGATCGCCAGAATACCGTCGCTGTAGTTCGCCGCTTTCGTTCCGCGAATCGATTGGATGATCTGGAAGTTGGTCAAGCCCTGACTGAAGCCGAGGCGTATTGCGTTGATAACCCGGCTGCGCTCGGTACCGGTCCAATCCTCAAGGAATGGCTCAAGGAGCTTTCCGCCGCTCGCGCCTTGCACTTGCAGCGGTCTGGCCTTGATCGCAGCCCTCAACGCCGGAAGCGTTGGCGCCACAGTCGAGAAGTTGACCAGCACTTGATCCAGGCTGCGCGTCTCGAATGCTGCCTCGTACTCCGCAATGTCCACCAGGTCGCTGTTGAGCTGCCGTGAATACCGCGAGTAGATGGCAAGGATCTGGCCGTCGACCTCTGCAAGCATCTTTTCCAGCCGATCCCGACCCCAGCCAGTCAGATCGTCCCGACTCAACCGGTCGCGCACCACCTTGTCGATTTCACGCAGGTACTTCGCGATCTTCTCGACTTCGCCCGACTTGAGCTGCTCGAGCAAAACCTGATGACGAATCGTCGCCTCAATCAGTGCCGGTGCGGTCGCCATTTCTGTCTACTCCAGCGAGGTTCAGACCGTTAGCGTCCGTTTCAATCTCTTCGTCAATTTGGATGTCAGTCCGCTCCGGAGCAATCAAGCCCAGTTTGCGCAGGTACATGCGCAGATCCGCTTTCGCGAAGCCGCCGTTCTGCCAGAGCCCGACCAGTGCGGTGATCATCTGCGGATCGGCCGTCAGCTCGACGAACTCCTGATTGATCAGATACGACACGTTGTCGTTGGAAATGCCTAGGTAATCGCAGCACCACATGATCGCCCGGGTGTATGCCTCGCTCACGTTGGCAACGCATCCAGCAAGGACCGAAGTCGATGCTGATTGATCACCGCGCGACTCGGTAGCCGTCTTGGCAGCCAGTGAGGCAACGACCATGCGGGCGCCCAGCTCGATCATCATCTGGTTCTTGTCGTCCATCGCCTCTTTGACGAGCGTGTTCGGCAAAGGCTGGGAATAGCCGAACGCACCGCCGACAGGGAGGGTCATCGGTGCTCGCGAACCGACATACACGCCGTTCTTTTCCAGGTGGTCGCGCCATTGCTCATCAAGCCCGGAAATCCAAGGCTGAGCCTGGCCGCACCAGAACACGCTGTCTTCATAGTCAGCGCTGTTGCGGTAATGCCCCAGATTGATCATGGCGATGTCGTACAGCGGCGACTCATCAATGCTCGGATCGTTGTTCTGGGCGCCGATGAACGTGAACGGAATCTCTTTCAGCCGGCCTTTGACGCCGGTCGGCTTGAATTCAGAGAAGACCTCAAGAGGACCGCCGCCTCTCGGCCCGTTTCGGCGCCATACGCGACAAATGAAGCCGTCGTCATCCAGTGCAAGCTCGCGATACTGCTCAATCGTCTTGAAGCCGAAGCCATCTTCGATTTCGGGGCACTCGCGAAGCACGACCATGGTCAAGACGTTGTGACCGCCGACCATGCCAGTGCGCCAGTTGATGACGTCCTCGGCGCAGTAGGTGAGGATGACCGCGTGACCGCCTGCCGCTGCGTCCTGATGATAATCGACGTACAGACCATGCCGGCCAGCCTCGAGCACCTTTTCCAGTGAGCCTTGAGACTGCTGGTAGATGCTCACGCCCGAGCCGTTGGCGTTGTCCTGAAGGTATTCAAGCTGCTTCGGCACCTGCAGGGTCGGGTCTTTGTGGAAGGCCAGGCCAAGCAAGCCATTGCGTGTGTGCCCGGTGGCGTTCTTGAACACGGCGCGCTCGCGATACGACTTGTTGCGACCCTTGTTCTCTTCCGACTTGTCGTGAGCATTCAGCTCGGGCAATCGGCATACAACTCGATGCTGACCGGCGCACACGTCCCGCACTGACGCCCAGCGATCCAGTACTTCTATGTACTCGGGCCGCTTGAAAGAAACGTCGTTGCTCATCGGGCGTATCCCATTTTGATAGAGGTGACCGGCTTGACGATCGGGTACTCACGGTGGATGAAGTAACCGCCGCCGTCGTTGGCGTGGTCGTTCCCTTGGCTTTTGTCTGGCTCGCCGTTGGGCGCCCAGATCTGTTGTTCAAGGCCGTCGGCATAGGTCGGACAGGTGAACGGGTTGACCAGGTAACGCCGCTCGCCCTGCGCATTGCAGAACATGGCGTTCATAGCGTTGATCCGATCCTTGACCGGAGGGTTGGCCGCCGGCGCGATGACTGCAAAGCCGGCCTGTTTGAGCATGGCGATGTCGGTGACACTCGCGTTGACTGACTTGCGAGAATCACCGGATGCATCCGGGTAGATCCGGATTTCGCAGGTCTTCTCGAAGTCGTTGCCGTTGTGGCGCCAGTAGCGTTCTTTGATACGGCGGATCATGTCCGGCGTGTCGTAGCCATCCATCAACTCATCGACTGCACGGGGCAGACCCTGCTCCCGTTTGACGTGAGTAATCGCCGCCATCTTGCCGACGTTGAAGTCCATGCCGATGAACAGTGGTTCGCCCGCCTGCACGGTGTCGAAACACTGGTTCAGCTTGCGGTCATACGTGTGGTAGATCGAGCCGGACGTCAGGTTGACGAACTGGCCGTTCAGGTAGGCGAGGATCAGCTGCGGCGGATACGATTCCATCAACGATTCGATGTAGTCGCCTGGCAGATTCAGCTCGTTGTCGAACGTGCTCGCCTGCACCAGGCCGTACATCTCATTCAGCTTCGGCTTGTCGCGCAGCTGCTTCACGAACTGGAGGAAGACGAACTTGAAGCCTTCCGGCGTCGTGGTTACGTCAACACCGTTCTTCAGTCCGGGCAGGTTGTAACGCATCCGGGCGATGATCTTGCGCCAGGCTTGCTGCGCCTTGATCGACGTAAGCACGTCCAGTTCATCCACCAGCGCATGGCCGATCTTGAAGCCGACGATGGTCTGCGGCTTCTCCATCGACCGGCAAATCACAGTGCCGCGATACTGCCGGCCACTGTAAATGTGAACCTCATGGTTCGCCTGGTTGATCTTGGTCTTCAGCCCCCAGTCAAAGGCCACCTCTTCCACCGTCGGATAGAAGATGTCTCGGATCTGCGGGTAGGTCGGTGCGAAGTAGCCAGCGTTGACGCCGGGCCACTCCATGAAGTGCTTGCATAGCGCCGAGCATCCCACCCAGGTCTTTCCTGAGCCGAATCCTGCAACGAATGCGCGGAATTTGTGTGGCAGCGTGAGGAAGTGAGCCTGCGGAACATTAAGGCTCGGCATTCGGCTTCCTCGCGTCCACTACATCGACCTGGATGCGAGTCGGGATCGCTGGCTCGTCGTCAGGCTCTTCCTTTCGGTTGCGGTTGACGTACATGTCGCCGGTTTCTTTCGCGGCCTGCTCCAGGATCTGCATGGCCAGGCCGATGTTCTTCATCGTCTCGGCACGCTCTACAAACCGATTCATGGCGCGGAGGCGGAACGCACGGTTGGCGATCGGGATCTCGGCCGTCTCTTCGCGGAAGCGCTTGCGGGTGTCGTGAAAAAGGGTCACCCACTTCTTTGCCAGGTCTCTCCCAGCGCGCTTGGTGGGGTCTTGGGCCTCGCACTGCTGACGGGTGACTTCAATGCCGAACTCTTCTCGGACAGCCGCTGCAACCTGCGAAGGAGTGTCGAAGCACGCCAAGGCCTGAACCATGAAGCCTTTCACCTCACTGTTCAGGGCTGCCATAGGTTAATTTCCGTCTTAGGTCTGTCAGGGGTCAGGCCGATCTGAGCAGACAGGTTCCGCAGGCCCTCGATATGTTCAATTTCCCTACCTCGGCAGGTTTGTTTGCAGCATCCACCAACGCCTGAACGTCAGGGCTCGCACCGTAGCGACGAACCACACCGACGAACTCTTCGACGTCGTGTCCGCGCATCTCGATCTTGGGAGCACCTTCCTTGGTGAAAGCCGGCTGACCGTATTTGTCTTTGGAGTGAGCCAGGTGATACAGCTCATGCTCAACCAAGGCACAGAAGTCGGTGTCGCTGCACTGTGAGCAGTAATCGGCAGCCAGAGTGATGATGTAGGCCGGCACATCGCCGAACCAATCACGCATCTGCTGTTCCATCCGGGCTTTCTGCCAGCCACCAGCGCGGAAGGCGACCTCTTCGGCTTGGCCTACTACGGTGCGGCCCTTCTTGCTGAATGCAGCCGATGCCCACATCACGCGGATGTCAGCGTCAATCAGATGAGCATGGTCTTCGTTGTGGATACTGCCGGTGTCGGCAAGGATCTCGGCTTGTAGCCATTCCCACACCTCCGGGGCTGGAGTCAGGCGGATACCGAAGTCGGATAGCTCGGACAGCTCAAGCAGTGACGATGGAGGATACGGCCTATCCATGGGTCACCTTGCGCTTGAAATGGTGGTGCGTTGCAGGTACGGCAGGAGTTGACTCGATGCAAGAGGCAGAGCTATGCCAAGAGTTTATGTAGTTCAGCGCAAGCGATGCATGATCGGCGATTCATCCGGCCTGCCATGCGACACCATTATCCAAGTGCCCGCATGAAAGGCCGACCATCTTAGCTTTCACCATCATGCACAGTGACCCTAACTCCCGTAGCGACAATCTCGTACTCAGTTTCGGAAATCTTATTCACGGCACCACCAAATTGCATTTCGAAATGCTTCAGGCCTTCATGTCGAACCATGCCGCTTGAAGAGCGCTCAATGGTCTCGTCCTGATATATGTTAATCACGTAGACCAAGTTATCCGTGCCAACTCCAACTATTTTTCCAACATATTTATCTGCCATGTCCGAACTCCTTGCATGAAATTTCAAAGTAGCTGGTACTGACAGATGAATCCACAGCATTGAACAGTTCACTTCACCATGATGTTGGTCTGCACCTGGGCGTGCCCGTGCAAGAGAGACACGACCAGCCCCTGAGGCAGACCGGCGGACTTGGCAGCGTCTACCGCTTTGGCGATGGCGCTATCCAGATCGGTGATGGCCTTGTTGATGGCGGGGCTCAGTGGCAATGCGTGATGCAGGCGAGTGACGTTGCTCATGCCCTTCTCCAATGTCGCGACACAATTTGCTGACTCGCGAAACGTGTCGCGACACTTGCCGTTCGGTGATGAACACCAGGAGTGAGCCTACACTGATATGCACGACGATTGAGCGGACATGGAGCTACGCGCATGCCGACTAGCACTGTTGTGTTACTCCTTTTCAGTTATGCCGTTCTGATGGTGGTTTTTTTTAAGCTGAATGCTCGAAACAATCGACGCCGCAGAGAGGTTCTTTACGAAGCCTTTGAAGCCACTATGCGACTGCATGAGATCAAGTCTTTCGAGATCCTCAAGGAACGTATTTTTATCGGCAACAACTTCCGGCCATCAGAACTGTGCCGGGTATTGTTAGTCGATTCCGGCTACTTTCTTTACCTGCACGCCTGCAATGCACAGCCAATTTTGACGCCACTGACCGAAGAACGAGCGTTACAAGCTGCACAGGGAGAGATAGAAATTCAGGCATAGACCATCGCAAACTATGACCTTCTGCGCTCCACCTAGTCCTTGCGCACAGCAGTACAGACAATGCTCACAATTCAGCGTCCGGCAGAGCCAGGCTTTGCGAAACGTGTTGCGGACTACTTGCTGTTCTGTGCGGCCGAGTAAGCCGCCTCACACGCAAAGCCAGCTATTCGACTTCGGTCAAGCGCTTCTGCCAGTCTTCCCGCTGTTTCGTCAGCGCTTCTACGCAGGTCGGCGAGCAGAACGGTAAGGTCGGCTCTTGCCTTGCTTCCGCTGGCAACCTCGGCAGCACAGGACTTTCGCCTGGCAAGGAGGTCGGTGATTTGCTGCTGCAGGCTGCGAGCGCGGCGATCAGCAATAGCAACGGCAGCCGTAACGTGTTCAGTCTTGGCTTTTGCATCGTCGGAGACTCGGTTGATGTCATCAGTGATTTGGCGTTGCAGGCGTAGCGTGTTGCTGAGCGATGTCACCCGGGCGTTGGCGGTATCGCGCTCTGTCGCAATCGACGCTCTATCGGCTTTCACGCTATCCAGCTGCCAAGAGAGGTAGCCGATGGATGTCAGTGCAGCCAAGACAACCCACACCCAAGTTGGGACAATCCGAAGAAAAGTCACGGGACCTTTCTCTGTGCTGCCTCGCCGACATTGTCAGGTCTGTGCGCCTTGTCGCAGCCCATGCAGTGCTCACAGTTCAGCGTCCGGCAGAGCCAGGCTTTCACCAGCTGCCAGTACGTGACCATGAAGATGTGGCGGGCGCCGGCAAGAGCCAAGGACACATGCAGCGTCAGCCCAGCTGTAGTCGGGCCGAAGAAGATGTTCTGACTCCGAACCATCACCACGAAACCGCTGATGGCGATCGTCGAGTAGATCAGCTTGCCGAGGATACCGTCCCTGACCTTGCCGCTCAGTACACACCAGGTTGCCCACAACGAAATCAGGCCGACCGCGATGGAATTGATCAGTTCGTAGTTCATGGTGGATTGCCTCCCCCGAACCGCTGGCGAATGAACGCCCAGAGGTCAGCGGCTTTGATGGCCCGGGTGATTG